TCCATAATCTGATGAATCACTACCTCCCATTGATTGTTCACATACTTGTCCTGAAAGGTCAGAATAACTACCTCCTGTTAATTGACGATAAATATGAGCTATTCCTGTTATTACACCAGAACCACTATAACTCTGTTCTCCTCCAGTAATAGTTATTAGTATTTTACTGCTTGCAAACTTTGGAGTTATAGAAACAACAAGACCACTTGCAGTAAGAGAAGTTGCCGTTACAGTAATACTGCTTGTTGTTGTGGTAGATTGCATTTGCACCACATGACCGGGGATGCTTACATTATTTGTGCCACCAGAATCTTTTATTGTGTCTACATGTAATTCACTTGCCATTACTGTGCTATCTCCTATTGTGCTATTTCTAAAGCTGTCAAATATACAAGGTTTGTACTTGCACTACTCGAACTTGACCAACCAATATAAAAATCATTATAGCCGTCACTTTTTGCATATATTTTATAAGTTATTGCGCTTGTGGTACTTGGTGAATCTAAATGCTGTAATTTCATATTAGTCCAACCACCATCAGATTCCACAACCATCAAACCATATCCTTGAGTATCACCTATGTCTGTATTCGAACCGCTAACAGACCTATAAAGCGTTACATACCCATATTTATTAGAACCACCCATAACACAAGATAGATTTCCTAATAATAATATTTTGCTTGATGAAAATTTAGGAGTAATCGTTAAGTCCCATGATGTGTTAATAGCTGAATAACTTGATGATGTTGTATTTGTATTTGCTCCTCGACCAGTATTAGGTAACGATTCAATTTGTACAACATGACCTGCTGGCATCTGCAAATTTGTAACCGCACTTAAATCAAGCGATGTTGTTGTGGATTTACCCTCAATCTTATCTACTAATAATCTACTTGTCATGCTATCCTCAAACTATTGTATACGTACCATTGACGGTAATTGTAGCATTGCTGACTGTTATAGGTCCTGCTGACAATCCGTTTGTACCACTTGGTATTGTTATGTCTGCTGTGACACTGTTACCATTTGTTCTAATTATAGAGTCATTACCCAAGAATGGATATCGTGTATCTGATTCTGCTTTCGTTTAGTGATGCTCCTGTGACCAACACAACGGTTGTACCTGATGTAGCTGTGTAGTCGGTGCTTGGCTTTAGTAGCACACCATTTTGATATACATCTACATATTCACCGTCTGAATAACTCAACGTGAGTGCGTTTGCATCTGAGCCACTGAAGCTTGTCTGCCCTGCTGTGGCTTGGTAGATGAATCTGTTACGAACCCCTTGGTTGGGCGCTTTTCCAATATAGGGCATTACTGTGCCACCTCCGTTAAAGTAATATGATTAGACATATTTGCATGATTTCCATAAAACGTTATATTGTTATTAGTATTATCTGACCTAAAGTATATTTGATAAGTTACTGCTGATGTACTTGATACTGTGTCAGAACAACTAATAATAAAATGACTATATGTTCCACTTGCAGTTCCATGTGTTGGCACAATCCCAAATCCATTAGTATCATTAGCAGCAATAAAAGAACTACCACCATCTTTTGAAATATTGTATGTGCCTGAGTTATTGCTACCTGCAGTGTAAGGATTTAGCATTGCTTCAATAAGTATTACTGAGTTACTGAATCTAGGTGTTATTGCAAGACTGAAATCAGAACCCATAGTGGCATAAGTTGAGCTTGTTCCACTAACATGAGCAGACTGAAAATTACCACTTTTGACTGTTTGTATAACAGTCCCTGCTTGCATAGCTCCATAACCTAATTTAGTTAAAGCCACTTTTTACTCCTAGCTTGGTTTAGTTGGGAATGTAACGCTTGACATATCCAATGTGCCGTCAGATGCTAACTTTGGTGACGCACCATCTGGTAAGTCACGTAGAGCCTGACGATATGTTTTCCAGTTACTAGCCATAGTAACATCAGAGTTACCCATCCAATCAGTCTCAGCTAAGAGTCTGTCTCTCTCAACTCTGAGAAGTCTCATGGGTTCTGCAGCTTCAAGTGCAGCTTTTTTGTCGGATACAGCTTTCCAAGTTGTTCCCCAATCCTTTGGGTCTGCACTTTCAATGGCTGAACCGTTGCTGTCTGCTCCTGTAACTTTACGGAACATAGAGTTAAACTCTGCTTCCGTTGTAGGCTCTCCTCTAAGAACCCACTCTTTTACTCCTAAACTAGATAATGCGCTTGCTATTGTTGTCATTTGTTTTCTCCTTTATAAATTAGATACATAGCTATTGTTGTCATTGTTTTCTCCTATTGTGCTATTTCTTCAATCTTTATACTGCTTGTGAAATAAGAACTACTATTTATAACTGCTACACCACTATTTCCAGTTGCATAAGGTCTGCCAGTAAGTTTTACTGTTTTTGCATTAGTGTTAGAAGCATCCATAGAAACTTCTTTATTCATTCTAACATAAACGTTTACTGAACCAGATGGTACAGAATCGTAAAGTTCATAATCATCACTTGGATAATCAATATTTGACCCATCGACATTAAAATTAATAGTACATCCTTGATTGATGTTTCCACGATACATATTAACTGAAACACTACAACTTAGTATTAGAAGACTAGAAGAAAACTTTGGCGTAAAGGTAAATGATGAACCTCCTATATCAGCGTCTGAATCACTATTTAATGTTGTTGCTGTGGTAAATTTATGAAAAGCAGTTTGAACAATCATACCTGCTGGCATAGCCACTGTTCCTGCTGTTGACTTACCCTGTATTGTGTCTACTGATAGTGTACTCATTGGGCAATCTCCGTTGCTTTCAAAACTAAATTTGATGGTGAATAATTATAGTAGTATGTGTTAGCGTTTACTTGAGCATATACCTGATAATTTATTGCACTTGTTGATCCATGAGATGTATCTATAACCTCAACAGAATGAGGATTGCCATAGTTGACACCTCCATTAGCTTGTTCTTGTACTTGAGCCAATTCTGTGTAGCTACCTCCAGTTAACTGTCTATAAATATGCAATCTTCCTACCATTGCATCACCTGATGAACCACCAGAATAACTTTGCTCCCCACCTGTAAGGTTTATTAGTATTAAACTATTTGAAAACTTTGGTGTTATAGAAACAATGTGACCTGTAGCTGTTGCAGACGTAGCTGTCACTGAGGTTGTAGCTGTGGTTGTAGTAGATTGCACTTGCACAATATATTTATAAGTGCCATCTGCTGTCTGTCCTCGTAAGTTGTTTACTCTTAATGTACTCATATTTTTATCCTATGACGGTTTTGTTGGGAAGTTTACAGATGAAATGTCAAGTTTTATTGGAGCTTGAGTGGTTATCTTTGGCTTTGCAGTTTTAGTAATGTCTCTCAACGCTTGTCTATAAGTTTTCCATTCATTATCATTACTAAGTGTAACATCTCTGCTCTGTGTCCAATCACATTCTGCTAATAATTTATTTCTATATTCCCTTAAATATTGCATTTCATCTGACATATTTTTTCCTATTAAAAATCTTAACCTATTAAAAATCCACTAAACGAACTTTTTCCATTGTCTGAAACTGCTGCACTATACCTATCGTCAAACCCTACATAAACTCTATGTGAAGTAGTTAAAGAAAGAGTTACTGTTGCTCCAAGTGTGTAGTTTGCATAATCATCTGCTCCATAATGCCAAAATATCTGAGTATAACTACTTCCGTCATAAACATACATAACAGAACTGTTATAATTATTTGAGGTGTTTTCATTACTAAAATAACTAACAGAATATAAACCATCTACTGGAGGGACAAGTATGCCACTTTGTATACAATTACCCACATTAGCATCTGTAGTGGTATAACTCGTTATATAGTCAAAGTTTGCATTTGCTGCTGTTAATGAAGCTGAACCTGCATGACCTCTAACTAGCCAATTAGGTATGTTACTTCTAAAGACCCTACCACTACTATCAATAGTCTGAGCCGTAGTGCCATTCGTATGTTTTATATTCTGTACTAGAAGATTGCTCATATGATTGCTAAGTTACCTCCTGAGTTTACTGTGATGGTTATACCACTTGCTACAGTCAAAGGTCCTGTGGCTGTCGCATTTTCTGTAGCTTCTATTGTTGTGTTAACATCTACAGTTTGTGAGTTGGTTCTGAACATACCACCGTTTTTAAATGTACCTTTGTTCTGTGCAGGTATGGTGATACTTGTGTCTGTAGCTCCAAGATATATTACAAAGATATTGCCTGTGCCACTTGACGGAGCTTCTGTAAACGTAAGACTTGTACCATTAGGTACTGTAAATGCGTCTACACTCTCTTGTATTACACCGTCAACACTCACTACGATGTCTTCTTGAGCAACAGTCTGATTTAATGTAAAGACCGTTGTAGAGCCATCTCCGTTGAACTCCTGCGTTGCAGGTCTTGATGAAAAACTAGAACCAACTTGACTTCCTATATAAGGCATTAGGTTATCTCCATTATACTTGCTACAGTATCAAGACTATTTGCTGTATTAGAGGACACGCTTAATGTATGCCCTGCTTCCATAATAATCTTGTTGCCACCCATATATTCAAACGAACTTCCTGCAGGTATGGGTATATCCTTTGCCAAGAACACGTTAGAGGAAGCATTAAGTTTGATGTCTGCTGTTACTTGGCTTGATGTAGTGTTGGCTAACGTCAAACCAATAACAACTGTTGTAGTGGATGACGGTACAGTGTATACACCCATAAGGGCATTAGCAGATGTATTTGAACCGTCAAACACTTTGTTTTTGAATGTGTTAGCCATCTA